GCTATGCGAATCTCTGCCGATTCGCTCTCACGCTCTACATCTATGCTCTTAAGCCACCAGTATTCTTGTTCCACTTGCTCTCCTCACACACTTAAAAAAATAAGCAAAAAGCCACTCGGCTTTTGCTTATTTTTAATAGTATATTGTATATAGTATATGAAGGATGATGGGGTACGGAGTCACAAGAACCCATAGTCCTTATGGTCGGTATTATGGGGTACTCAATCACGCTTCTTTTTCTCCTTCTTTTTCTTAAAGATTCTCTCAAATTCTTCGTCAAATTTCTTTTTATTTACTGGGCGTGGCATATCTCCTTTAGATGTCATCTTCTTTCTCCTTCTTTTTAGGAAACGCTTTCCACAACGCTTCGTTATATTCTTTCTCTGCTTTGCGATTCTTTTTCTTTCTTCTTCTGATAAAGCTCATAATTTAATAGCTAAAATACAAATTATTCCAATCAGCAAGATATCAGCTAACAATAAAGTAAAAAAGAGAGCCGTATGATAGTAAATCCAGCGTGTTGCATAAGCATTTTTTATAGATAAATCGTTTGGGTCGTATTCTTCTTTTTCCATATTAATCCCAGTTTATACCAGTTTTATTTTCTTCTAAAATCTCCAAAACTGCATTCTTTCTGAACAAAGTTTTGATTGAATAATCTACATTACCACTATTGGACTTTACAATTCCTGCACGAACCACATTCATTCTATTTAATTCCAATCCTTGATCGAGTGATATATCGGTACAAGTTTGTTCGTCTGCTAACCACATGCTAATAACAAAACGTACACTATTAACAATAGAAGAAGCTCCAAGTATTTCTTGCCTATGACTGAGCGCATCATTAGAACTGTTTGAAAGCGCACTTTTATTTAAATGATGCGTTGTCAGACATGTAACCCCCAGATTAGACGCTATTTGACTTGTAAAAGAACCCCATAACTGACCAGCTTCATTACTTTGACTAATACTTGCTGTCGTAAATGCTTGTAAAGGATCGAAACATACCATTTTTAATTTAGGAATCGTTGCTAATTCTTCCATAAGCTCATGCGCTTGATTCGTCAATCCTTCTTCTCGTAACAAGATCAATGGTTCTTTTTGCTCTGGTACTGGAAAAATATAAATATCATTGTCGTAATCAAACCTTCTGCCAAGAGGATCAAGCATATCAATTCGTCTATGAATTTCCTGGAGCGAATCTTCAGCCGCAAATATCAAACTTGAACCAGTTTCTTTTATATCCTTGCCCCACCATTTACCGCCAGTCGCTATTGCTACTGCTAATTGAATGACACTATAAGATTTCCCTACGCCACCAATAGAAGCTATGACCGCAGGAGAACCTAAAGGTATAAATCTATCAACTAAAAACTTAACTTCCTCTGGCTTACCAACTAAATTTTTAATTGAATACTTTCTTAAATTAAACTTGGTTTCTAATATTTCTGACCTAACTCTTTCTGTACCGTATTTTTGATGTAAGTCGTTAAAATCTCCTTCTTCGCTAGGTATTCTGACCAAACAATTAGGCATCTTTGCGCTAATTTCATCTCCTTTTTTTAAACCCACCCCAGATGAATCGTTATCAAACGCTAGGATTATCTTACCAAGAAAGTATTTACGAATATTTTGTACAGCTTTCATGCCAAAGTAAGAACTAAAACAAACTGCTACTGCTACTTCGTCATTCAAAGACTCAGCAATACTTGAACCAGTTGCATAGCCTTCACAAATAATAAGTGTGTCTAACTCACTGAAATCCGACCACTTGAAGTTTAAATTATAGATAGAACCATTAACCTCAGAAGCCGAGACAAATCTTTTAATAAATTCATCATCATTTTTCTTAGACTTTGCAGTAATGTACTGCAAACTTCTTAGCTCTTGACTGGCATCATTGACACGTCTGTTAAAATTGTAGATAGGAATTACTAAACTATCTTTAATAATTCTTAACCCATAATTTTTAACACCTTTTTTGGATAAATACGCATGATTCACGCATTTACTAGAATTTTTCAACCTATTAGCGCAATCTTCCGCTACTTGATTTTGCCTTTCTGTCTTGTATTCGTTTGCCCTTTGCTTGGCTTCGTTGATCTCGGCCTTTAATTTTTTTTGGTCGATTGGAGATAGTTTATTTACATTGGTATTAGTCCATTTGTAAGTTTCTTGACTACGCCAATTACCATAAGTACAGGCTTGATAGTTACCTGTCTCAAAAAAACAGTACCAGCCGCTTTTCTCGTTGCTTTTGTCGTTTCTGTGGTTTGCGCCACCAGTTACTTTGACTCTAATTACTTCTCCAGAAGTATCTATGCTCGAAACCAATAAGCCATTAGCGTTCATCTCAGAAATTAAATCTGCAATGTCTTTTCCTGCACTACCAAAATGTAATTCTTTGTCTAAGACTAAACCATTCTCATAAAATTTCGTCAGATCCATTATCGTTACCTAGCTCGGATTCAAAATCCAAGTAATTTAAAATTATTGTATTGAAAAAAGAATCTCTTTGTTCGTTAGACCATTTGTGTAGCTCAAAGCTACCAGTCTGTTTTGCAATCTCTAAGTATTTCTCCTTGCTTTCTTTCCTTGCGTATGCAATTCCATCTTTGTTTGTATAAGATTTTCTAGCAAGTTTTTCTCCTTTTTCAATTTTCTCCTTTATTCTCTCTAAATGCTCCATTGAGCAACTACCATAATAAACATCATTATGTTTGTAAAGAAACCCTCGTGCAGGTCTATTACAGACCTTGCACAAGCTAGTTTTTTTCATCTAAAAAGGGATTTCTTCGCTGTCTAGAGGATCAACCTCTACTGGCTTTGCTTCAGCTACATCTTCTTTTGGAAGAATAGATTCGCCTTGATCACAAGATCTAAAGTTTTTTCCAAAGCCAGAGTCTATCTCACCATATCCTCTATCATTGATTTTTACCATTGTACTGAATCTAATACCTTTAAGTTCCTCAGTATTTTTAAGAGTAGTCAAGCCACAAGCAGCAGCAAGTGCTGATAGTTCTGCTTTACCTATCTCTACCGATTTAGGAGAGTTTGAATTAGCAACTGTAAATAAACCAGATACCAATCTGCCTGCAAACTTTCCATTTTGAATTTGAAAATTAATGCGCACGCCTACCCAACCACTGTCGTTTCTCATTTCTGATTCTTCAATGTATTGAACTTCATACCTGCCTTCTGTAATCTGTTCATCTTCTTGACCTACTTCTAAGCCACCTTCCATATATTGATTTAAGTCCATATTTTTACCTCACTTTTTTTGGATTTATTCAAACACACTTCGCAAAGAAATAACCCTTCTGCCTTATAAATAGCTTCTTTGGTACATTCATCACAATAAATTATCTCGTCATCCATTACTTAACCATCTCGCTTCTAATGACGTTCCAATCTAAAACTAATTGATCTGGCAAAGCGTAACGATTTTTTGCTTGGCAAAATATTTGTTCATTACACCAAACAATTCTTTCATCTGCTGATTGTTTAACTTTGGTTTCAGTCTTACCATTTTGTTTAACAATCACAGTTCCTTTCTTCATTTGTGCAAAAAACAAACAATCCAACCATTGAATAATTTCTGGTCTAGCTTTTTTATGCACATCTAAAACATATCTTCGATAAGGCACTTCTACAGAAGGATCATCTACTGTTTCAGTATCTACATGTCCAATTAACATAATAGTCATGCCTTTTTCTCTTAATAATTCTAGTTTTTTAAGATACTCCAGCCAAAGCACGACTGCTTTTTGATAGCCTTGATACCAGTTAGCTTCCATACTATCTATGTTGTATCTGTTCATGGTTTCTTGCCAAACAAATAATTCAAACTTAGATAATGAATCCAACACATAAGTTTTATAGTCGTGTTCTTCATTGACTAACTGGTCTATGTTTGCCATGACATCATTAAAAGATTTGGAATCAGAAAAAGCATGAGGATCTTTACCATCAACAGTTTTTACTTTGCCCATACCTTGTTCTAAGTCCTCAAAGATAGGATTCTTTAACTGAGCTGCTGCAAAGGTTTTTCCTAGCCCCATTTCGGCAAATAACGCCATCTTAGGTGCTTTCTGTATAGTTTTCTTTCTTATATTACTCAGAGCCATCTTTTATCTCCTTCGTTTCGATGATTGTTGCTTCTTCAACGCCACTCTCCAAAGATTGTTTTAGATCATTAATCAATCTAGCTTTGTGATCGTTCTTCATAAACAATGTATTATTCAACTCTTGAATCTCTGGCTCTAGAAATTTCACAGCATTCAAAAGATCCATTTGCTCCTTGCTTAAATCAGCTTCAAGATATTCCTTGCCATCCAAGTTTAGCGTAGGGCTTTTTATTTCTTCTTTAGTCATTTTTTACCTCTGTATTTTTTTTATATTCATCACATATTGATTTTGCAGGACAAAAGCGACAGCCTTCGACACTATATGCAAATACTGGGGATTCTGAATCTGCTTCATCTAGAGCAGGTTTCAGAACATCAAACGCCCAATTCGTCAAATCCTCTACCGAACACGTAAAGCTCCTTATTGGCTCTTTGGCTCTCGGTTGCACTATAGTCATCATCACGTTCATTCTAGGATCTTCTATATTAAATTCTGCTATAGCTCCCAAAGCGTATGTTGATAGTTGAGGATTAAAATTCTCTGGACTGACAGGCCATGTGCCTGTCTTTAAATCTATAACTTCTATGATGTCTTTACCCACCAGGATAATATCGGCAGTACCATATAAGTCTTGGTTTATTTCTGTTACATAAACTTTGCGCTCAATGTATTTTTCTGCTTCTAACTCTGCCTGTCTTTTATTGACATAATCTGTATAAAATTTTGCCCAATCACAATGCTCTTGCTCAATGTTGATTTCCACATCTTCAACCATCATGGTTTTGCCTAGCCAATAATCTTCTACTTTCAGATTATCAATACGATCTTTTAAAATTGTTTCAGATATTTCGTGTACCGCAGTACCAAGAAAAGCAGCAAAATTAGCTTTAGGTTGTTCAACTTCTTGAGCTAAAGAACTCCAACCAGTACAGCCACCTAAATCTCTAAATAAACTAGAAGGCGGATGCTTTGAGTGTTGCGCCATTGTTTTTGCTTGCTCTGTTGTTTTGTTAATCTCTATTGATGAAGTTCTCACTTTCTATTTTCTCCACATCTTCAAGATCATATAAAACCTTGCCAGATATTTTGTAGTAAGGGCAACCTACTCCCTGTAAACGCTGATTGGCGAGCGTCCTGGGCGATCTCTTCCAACGATTAGCTAGTTCTTTAGCCGTAATAAATTTCTTATCGTCATTCATAGTATTTTCTTGTTTGTTAAATTTTCCTTCCAAGTGATATAATTAAAACATAAATTATATGAAAGAGCAAAGAATGTGTTTTCGTGACCAACTAAAGATGGATGGTTTGTCCACTTCATTAGAGGACTCTCCATGTATTTCAATATGTTCAACAACCTACGGCTTACAAGATACTTGCATCTGTGGAAGAAATTTGAAACAGATAAGTTCTTGGAATTCATACGATACTGTTACTAAGAAAAAGATAGTGATGCAGGCAATACAAAACAAAGATGCCTTCCCTCGTCAAAAACTTACTTTTTTGGCTGATGATCATAATATTTCTTTTGAAAAAGCTAAACAAATCTTCGTCACTGGAAAGTCTTAGGAAGTCGCACATCTGAGAGAATTTCGTTTCCGATTTTCTCTATGTTTTCCTTACTCGTTTTATCCTCAATATGTTGATAACGCTTCATCATACTAAGTGATTGATGGCCCATAAGCTCACCAGTCTGTAAAAAATCTACATTTGCGCTATTTGCGACAGTTCCAAAAGAATGACGGAGATCATGAAGTCTAATTTTGTCTATGTTTGAGCATGAATTTGGAGAAGATTCCTTACAAGCTAATTTTATGCTGTTCCAGAGCCTTTTAGGGTTTTTGATACCAAATATCGTTTTTTTCTTTTTCTCGCCTTGTAAAGCTTGTATTACGCTCCGACTTTGAGAATTCAACCAAATTTTTCTGGTTTTGCCATCTTTATCGGTTTTATGTTCTTTTAGTTCAATATAATCGCCATGCCAGTCATCCCACGTAGCAGAAGCAAGCTCGGATTTACGTGCGCCCGAAAATATCAAAACCAAAATAAAACTAACTGAATGTAACAAAGAGTTATCTTCTTCTAATCTCCTAAATAATTCTTGGAATATTAAAATTT